ATAGCTCTGTGATAGTTGTGCGAGATTATCTTGTGTAACGACAGAATCTACATCAGGGAGCTCAGATCTTAGCCGTGTTTCAGCGGCGCTCATATTCGTTTGTTGTTGGTAGGAGTTGACTTCATTGCGTAATTTATCGAGTTGTTTCTTTACATGGCGCCATTCGACGAGGTCGTCGGGGTTTAAGTTTTCGAGGTCGTCTTCTTGGGGTTGTGGTGGTTCTTTTTGCTGTTGTTGTTGCTGTTCTATTTCTTGGAGGCGCTTGTAATAGGTATCACGTTCACGTTCGAGTTGTGCTTTTTTCTGGCGCAGTTCACGGAAGTTACGCTCTTCTGATGATTCTTGGGGCTGTTGTTGATCGGTCGTGCTTACATGTTCAGGTGTGTCTGGTTGGTGTTCAGTTGTTTCCTGTGTCTGGTCTTGGTACTGTTGTTCTTCTTCCATATCACTCTTTCCTGCTATTCACCATTTAACTGGCGTGCTTTTTCTTTCAATTGACCAGTATAGAACTGCGATACAAACGTAAGCAACTCATGTTGATCTGGTGGTACGTCATGGGCAAACATATAGAGCTCATTACAGGCAGCTTTACAGGGGATTACCCATAAAAAGAATACATCATCATCCTGCGCACGGTACTGATAGAGCGTTTGATCAAAGTGTGGGTAGGGGCAGCTTTTGCGTGGGTAGAAGTAATTACGCACGACATTAGGCATTAACCTTTCGCTCTTGGCATCTACAACCACATAGAAATCGCCATCGAAGAGCTTCTTACCCCGGGCAACGCATTCGTAGATATTATTCTCCCAGTCCTTTTGCATTTCTCGTTGCAATTCAATGGGATCACGCGTGTCAGGCTCTTTCATCATCAGCTCGCGAGAAATCGAGCCAACGGTTCTTTCTTTCTCTTCTTCCATACCATACCTAATCTCTACACAGCGATGCTTTGCATGTTGTATAGCATGTATAACACATTCAGTCTAGAAAGGAGAACAAATATATGCGTTTTATTATCCCCCTCTTTTTAAATCATATCCACTGTATTCCCAAGCCCTACCATGAATTTTATACCCTTAAAAAAGCCAAACAGCGCACGACACACACCTTCTTCAAAGGCTTTATAACCGGTATCATATTCATCCTTGGCATACACTACCTTATCCCGTAAAAAAAATGCCTATCGTCTCTAGGCGGTGCTTAGACGATAGGCGGTACACATATGGAGTACGTGTATTTGTATTACTTCTTACTCTTTTTCTTTGGCACTTTATATCCAGCCTGTCGCGCTTCAGAAAGGGCAATAGCTTGTGCACGATCACGGCTTTTAATTTTCTTACCTGATGGCCCTTTAAGATCACCACCCTCAAATTCACGCATAACCGTGGCTATCTTTTTATTTGCCTTTGGCCCATACGCACTGAGCTTTTTCTTCTTTTTCTTTTTTCGCGACATATAAAACTCCATTACTATGGCTATTTGTGGACGGCATTCTACGCATAACATAAGGAGAAATTAGTGGCATCCCCTCCGACTTAACTCGCTCCGCAAGCGCAGGCGGGAAAGGAATATGGAGTTTATCACCTCTCCTGATTTTTCTTCGTGATGCTTCAATAAATTTTTTATATGCACTAAATGGAAGGAGAGCCGCATATATTTTTTTTCTCTCCTGTGCGCTATACACGCCGGGCTTTTTCTTCTTTTTCTTCTTGCGCGCCATAGACACCTCAATTACCGTTGGTTCTTTGTCTCAATTGCCAATAACCGCTGGGCGCGATACGTCATTTTCTCAGTATGCTTTTCTTTATGCATATTCGGCGGCTTTTGAAGCACGCGCCAAGCGATCTTGGTCGCCTTTTTATTAGATCGCGGCATTGTTGGCATAACGGTCCTTAGTACTTTTGAGGATACTTTTTACCACGCTTACCATAGCGATTGATACCGTACATATCCTCATCTATCTGCGCATCAACGCCACGGATGGTATCATTAAGATCGCTGCCTTTAGCATAGTATGGCGAGCCATATGGCTTGTAGTGTACTTCCTGTGGAAGATTTGCTACTGCATTTGGATTTTCTTTAATCATTTGGCTATCCATAGCCTCTTTACGTCGTTGGCCACCGTTTGCGTATGCATCCATGTACGCTTCGTATGCCATCTTCTTTTTATTCTTTTTTCGAGCCATTACAAACCTCCTTTTGGTTTGGTTTTTTATTCAGTGGTATCGTAATACGCTTACATATTTTGTGCAATATTTTGCTGCGTTTCTTGTTCTTCCGCCTCGCGTAGAACGCGTGAAAGCGCTAATAACTTCTCAAAATTACTCAGCTCAATATCATCGATCTCTTTGAGCGCTTTTATAACTTCAAGTTCAGCAGACTTACGTGATTCAGCTGCCTTAGCCGTATTCTCTTGGGCCTGTGCCGTATTCTCTCGCGCTTGGGCCATGCGCTCTTGTGCAAGTGCCTCATTCTCATTAATACGACTGAGTCGTTCATAGCCAAGGCCGACATTCGCTTTTGCCTGTGCTTGCCATTTATTCATACGCGCTTCTTGTTCACGAAGTGATGAATCCTGCGCCATCTGCTGCTGCTGTTGTTGCTCCTGCTGTTGCTGCTGAACCGCCTCAACCAGATCCTGCTTATTCTGAATAGTAAGGTTCTTAATTAATACATCATCCGGTACATTAACACCAACATCCCGTAAGTGGAGTAGCTGTGCAAATGCCATCTGTTTTTGCGTCGCCGTGTTAACACCCTCTTCTATGACACTGTCATACGTACCAAATGCCCGATTATAAAATTGGGGCTGCGGCTCCTCTTCTATAATGCGCTTTACCTTACCCGGCGTGAAATTCGTCTGTATCACTTTTAACATGATATTGCCCAACACCTTCTGTGCATGGTCAAGCTGATCAAAAAGGCGCTGTAACGTCGTGAGGCCAGCTCCCTGGCGCAACATCGATAAAATACCAGCCTTATCATCGTTTGCACTGCCAAGGAGCTCCTCATTCACACCAGATATCTCTTGAATTTCATTGGCAAGCTGTTCAGATAACTGCATCATAGAAGGCGGCACTTGCGCCGGCTGAATCTGCTCAACATCAGTCATGTTAGCATCCTCTTTCAACGCAAGTCCCTTACCCTGACCAGAAAGAAACACATCTTTTGGATTAACTAATGCATTCTCTTTATACTTCCACCCAGAATTAACCTGACTCTCTAAAATGTCCAGCTCAATAACTTTACGCCGGTTATACAGATACTGCGCATCACGCAATCCCCGTACCACTCCCTGAATACGCCACGGGAAATAGGGAATCTCCGGCTCATAATAGGCAAATACCGGCACAAATGGATACGTATCAATACCAAGTGGATTGGGCCCGTCATACATAACCTTACCCTGCAGAAGTATCGCCAGACGCACCGTCTGTATCTCCTGGTTAATCGTCGTCACCTGTGGATAGGTAGCCAAAAACTGCTCGAGCTGCTCATCAGTCCCAGCCCACTCCATAGATTCACCCGTCTGCGAATCCACAATCAATTTCTGCGTACGAAAATCCCGATAATAAAACTCGTCATACGTCAACAATCCCTTCATGCCATAGTTAAATGACTCAGGCATAAACTGGAACTTATTATCTGCATTAGACTCCGTCCCACTCAGACCAAGAATCTCCTCTTCATCGCCCGGCAAAAGCGATATCGCCTCGCGATGCGTCACATATGATCGCTTCCATATCCCATTACAATCAGATAAATCAACACGCTTAAAAAACGGATCAATCAAAAAACTGTTATATGAACAATTATCAACCCGTATATGACCAGAAACCGGATCCTTACGATAATCAAGCCAGACATGAAGCAGATTCATACCCGTTACCAACGCACCATGAAACGCATCAGATACCGTATCCAATACATTATCATGAGCCTGCGCCCACATCATAACCTTCGTAAACTGGTTGGCCGTCTCCTCATCACCATTCTCCACCGGCGTCACCACCGTAGACTTGCGATTACGCCGCTGATACCCATCAATCATGTTAACAATACGTCGAATACGATTAAAACTGAACTGATGCCGACGGTGCGCCGGCATGTTACCATATACATCATTCCATACCGTCTGATCACCAACCTCAAAACGCGCATCAATATCCGCCTCAGACCAAAATGATTGATTCATCGTAATAGCTTGCGCATAAAACGCTTCCATTTTAGACAAGATATGACGATTCTTATCGTCGTAATACTCAGGCCCACTATTAGGAAAAAGTGCCATGTATCCCCTTTATATGGGACGTGTGCAATATTTCAGCCTAGTGTAGAACAGAGTACCCAGAAGGTGCAAGTATTATCGCATAAGCAGAGCAATAAAAAATCCCTGGTGAGATTTAACATTCCTGAAAATCTCACCAGGGCAATTTTAAGTAAGAGTTTTTAATGAAAAATTCACTAATAAAAAAAACTCACTAGTAAATATAACAGAACATTTTAATTACGTAAAGTGTTTTTTATGAAAAATTATATATTGCTATTTGTTATACTAAACCCGCTATAATATTCTAATATATATTTAATCAGAAGGGAAATCGTATCTGTAATCATTTCGTGTAAATAATGGAAACAGCCGATGCATGAGTTCATAGACACCTAATTTACTAATGACACCAATAAGAGTATATTGTGGCGGATATATAATCTGATAACCATTTAATAGATGCATAAAAAAACTTAAGGTTGAAATAACCAAAAAGGCCACAATGCACACACGAATCAACTTAAGTGTATACCAAATATCATCTTCACTACGAAAGAAACGCCATCTCCATATATATAAAGAAAAATACTCTAATAATCCCAATAACGAATAGTGATACCAACACAAAAACGGTACGTCAGCATACCATTGATAGAGCGGTCCCAAGCTCACAATAAAAAACCAAAAAAGCCGAAAAAGGACATGATAATACCACGGCATCATAAACTATACTCCGTCTACTAATTCAAATCCAAAAATGCATGCCATCGATCAAGATCTTTTTGGACATACAATGGAAAGAACTGATGTAACATAAAATAGAGTATATGTATTGATACACATCCTATGAAGAGGTGCATATATTCACTCATATAAATCTCCTTGTAGCCACTTAACAAACCGAAGTATCACATCTTCTCCGTGTGCAATATGCCATTTCCACACATATACACTAAAATAGACAAGAACACCTAACAGTACATGATGATACCAATACATGAATTGTAATCCCATGTACCATTTATAGAGCGGTCCTACGCTGCCGATAAAAAACCAGAAAAGAACATGATAATACCACTGCATCATATATGAGCTACCCGCCTTATGCATGAGGGGGGATATTCCCCCTCATGTTCTATCTATTAAATTGGCCCAGTTGCGACAGCGCCGAAAATGCCAGCGCCAGCAGCAACCGCAATGCTTGTAGACTCAACAACAGGAGCTGTTGCACTTGTAAGACCACCATATACGGCCGTAAATGTAGCAGGTGCTGCAGGGCCACTCAGAGCAGCTGCCCCACTCGCTACACTCACAATAATGGCCTGAGCGGCGAGATGGGTGCCTATTTTGCCAACCCATATGCCAGTCCATGCTCCCCATGCACCACCACCTGGGCCGTGAACATGCGCACGCAACGCATAGTCACCATTATCCATCTTACTCGGCCGAATAGATCCTACCCGCAAAAATGCTGGTAACTTTTCCTTTGGTATATTTCGTAATGTCTTGTCAATATCGTATGGCTGCACCTTAATAAGCTGCTCACCATCAGTAGAGACATAGTAATTATCATTATCTCTGACAACGTATGCCACATCCTGCGCACAGAGCGTGCCAAAAAGTAAAAAACACGCGATAGAGGTATACAATCGTTTCATTCTATTCCTCTGAGGCCAATATAAGCTGATCGGAATACCGCTATAACATAGGTAACGGCATCACTAAATGACAATTGATGAAGTGCATCACCTAATAACTCCTTAATATAGGTCGTAGTCGTTGACACACCACCCATAACAAGCACGGCAAACTTTACCGTCGTCAATAAATCACCACCATCACCACGGACATGCGTAGAAAGCCGATAATCACCATTATCAAACTCATGCACCCGTATAGACGCATTCTCAAGTAACTCCGGCAACGCCTGCTTATCAATACGCGCCAGCATAGTATCACAGTCAAAGCTGTTAACCCGCTTCGTACTCCCGTGTGCCGTAACAAAGAAATCCTCCCCATCATGCGAAATAACATGATGCGGCGTCTCCGTCACATACGTCGTCGTAGCTAACACATCACTCAACACAACACCACATGTGAGCAATGCAATGTGTAAATATCCCCTCATATAAAAATCCTTCAGGTAAGGGATGTTATACATACAATTGTCAATAAGCATAACAAAACTTTTGAAAAGCACCACCGGATCGGTGTATAAATAATTATGTGACATGGATAAGGGGGGATAATAAGCCCCAGGACACAAATGACCACAAAAGTCCTGGGGCCGAAATAAAATGTGATTGAGATCGCACATTCTTTTCTACCTATATAACGTGGCCGCCGAAAAGTCAATACTGGAGACTGGCGGCCACGCAAAAAAAGGTACGCTATGAAACACAGCGCTTCAACTATAAAA